GAGCTCGACGCCCTCGGTTGGGTCTTCCGCTGAAGACCATACCGCACCGCCCATGAGGGAGAAGCGGGGCTCGATGCCCCGCCGGTGCACCCCGTCAACCGGATTCCCCGACCGACGGAGAAAGCAGACAAGCCACATGGCAATCAGCATCAAACGCACCTCACGCGCCGCTGGCGCGGTGAAGGTGCTCGTGTACGGCGCCGCGGGCGCTGGCAAAACGTCGCTCATTCGCACGCTGCCGAAGCCCATCGTTCTCTCGGCGGAGGGCGGGCTCCTGAGCCTCGCCGACGACGAGGTGCCCTACATCACGATCAGCACCATCGCCGAACTGCACGAGGCTTACTCGTGGCTCGTCGGGTCCGCCGAGGCGCGCGAGTACGAGAGCGTCGCGATCGACTCCCTCTCGGAAATCGCCGAGGTCATCCTCACGACCGAAAAGCGTACCGCCAAAGATCCCCGTCAGGCGTACGGCGCCATGCAGGATCAGCTCGCCGAGCTGGTGCGCGCGTTCCGCGACGTTCCAACGCATCACGTCTACGTCACGGCGAAGCTCGACAAGACGACCGACGAACTCGGTAAGATCACCTACGCGCCCGGTATGCCGGGAAACAAGACGGGTCAAGCCCTGCCGTACTTCTTCGACGAGGTGCTCGCCTTGCGCGTCGAGCGTGACGCAGAAGGCAACGCAGTCCGCGGCCTCCAGTGTGCGCCAGACGGCGCATGGCTCGCGAAGGACCGCTCGGGCAAACTCGAGACGTGGGAGCCCGCCGACCTTGGCGCGGCCATCCGCAAGATCGGGGGTGCGTCGTGAGCCATCGCCTGACGCCCGGACCGCTCATGGATTTCTGCATCGAGACGTGCACCGACACGGACAGCCTTCTTCAGTTGGCCGACCTCATGCACCCGCAGCAGCCCAAGCAGTACGTGTTCAACCGGCACGATTGGGAGCAGCACAAGGACAAGATCATCGACGCGCTGAAAGGAAAGCCATGACCATCGAACTCGACACCCTCTCCGCCCAGTGGTGCGACGCGAAGGCCGACGAAGCGATTGCGGTCGCCCGTCGCCGCACCATCGAAGACCGCCTCGTCGAGCTCCTCGCGCTCGAAGAGGGCAAGGAAGGCACGACGAACGCGAAGACCGAGACGGGCTACGCGATCAAGGTCGTGGGCCGCATGAACCGCAAGGTCGACGCCGAGCGCCTTCAGGAACTCGCCGCCGAGCACGGCCTATCCGAACACCTCGGAAGCCTCTTCCGCTGGAGCGCCGACATCAACGCCGCAGCCTGGAAGGCCGCCGCCCCGACCATCACCGCGCCGCTTCTCGGCGCCATCACCACGACGCCGGGTCGCCCGTCGTTCGCAATCACTGCCCCCCACAAGAAGGAAGCCTGAAACATGCAATTCGATTTCAACCCGTCCGACGTTCCCGCAACCGAGAAGTCCTTCGAGGTCCTCGCGCCCGGCTGGTACACCGCATCCATCACCGGCGCCGAGGTCAAGCAGACCAAGAGCGGCACGGGTCAGTACCTCCGCGTGGAGTACACGATCTCGGGGCCGAGCGGCGCAGGCCGCAAGGTCTGGAGCAACTACAACGTGCGCAACGAGAACCCGAAGGCCGAGAGCATCGGCCGCGAGCAGCTCGCGGAGCTCTGCCGCTGCGTCGGGCTCGCCCGCGTCAACGACACCGACCAGCTCCTCGGCTGCAACGTGAGCGTGAAGCTCAAGGTGCGCGAAGCCTCGAACGGCTACGAGGCGCAGAACGAGGTGCAGGGGCACAAGAGCCTCGAGGGCTCGGCGACGCCCGCACCGGCGGCTGCCCCGAAGGCCGCGGCGAAGGCCGGGCCGAAGCCGCCCTGGGCGAAGTGACGCACGCCGCGCAGTAGCGCGAACAAGGTGAGGGGCGCGGACGGAAGGCGTTCGCCCGCGTCCCTCGCCGTTTTGAATAGCACCCACCAGAGCAAGAAGGCCATGAAGATCCCCGAACCCCAGAACACGATCGCCGCCCTCATCGACGCGGCGCACGAGGCGACCCGCGCCGACCACAAGGCTTGCTTCCGCCCGCACATGGGCGCCTCGACGCTCGGCGAGAAGTGCGAACGGAAGCTCTGGCTCGGCTTTCGTTGGGCGGTGCGCGAGCAGTTCCCTGGGCGCATCCTGCGTGTCTTCCGGCGCGGACACCGCGAGGAGGAGACGGTCGTCGAAGACCTCCGCGCGATCGGCATGAATGTGCGCGCGACGGGCGCAGACCAGACGCGCGTGGAGTTCGGCTCGCACGTCTCGGGAAGCATCGACGGCATCATCACCGCAGGTGTGCCAGAGGCACCGAAGGCTGCGCACGTGCTCGAAATCAAGACGCACTCGAAGAAGTCGTGGGAAGACGTCGAGAAGCAGGGCGTCGAGAAGAGCCAGCCGAAGCACTACACGCAGATGCAAATCTACATGCGCGGCACCGGCGTCGACCGCGCGCTTTACGTCGCGATCTGCAAAGACGACGATCGCATCTACACGGAGCGCGTGCGCTTCGACCGCGAGCACGCCGAGCGCGCCATCGAACGCGGGCAGCGCATCGCTCTCGCCGACGAGATGCCGCCGCCCATCAGCACGGACCCCACTTGGTACGAATGCAAGTGGTGCTCGGCGCACGACCTTTGCCACGGCTCTCGCGTGACGAAGGAAGTGAACTGTCGAACCTGCGCGCACTCGACCGCCACGCCGGAGTCGACGTGGACGTGCGCGAAGCATGGCGACAACGTGATGCCGACTGACTGGATGCGCGAGGCGCACGAGTGCCACGCGCTCCATTTCGACCTCGTGCCGTGGCTCATGGCGTACATGAACGACAACGGCTCGCCCGTCTTCATCATCGACGGCGCCGAAGTCGTCAACGGCCCCGGCGGATTCAGCTCGGCCGAGATCGTCGCGAATCCGAAGGCGTGTGTAGACCCCGACGTGGTGCGCTTGCGCACGAAGTTCGGCGGGAGGATTCTCGCGTGACCGGCCCCGTTCAATTGCGCGACTACCAGCAACGCGCCATCGACAAGCTGTACGCGTGGTTCGAGACGAACCCGACCGGGCACCCGTGCCTCGTGCTCCCGACCGGCGCAGGGAAGAGCCACATCGTAGCCGCGCTCTGCCGCGACGCGCTCACGAGCTGGCCGGAGACGCGCGTGCTCATGCTCACGCACGTGAAGGAGCTCATCGAGCAGAACGCGGAGAAGATGCGCCAACACTGGCCAGGCGCGCCGATGGGCATCTACTCGGCGAGCATCGGTCGCAAGGAGCTCGGCGAGCCCATCACCTTCGCGGGCATCCAGTCGATTCGGAAGCGCGCCGCCGAAGTCGGTCACGTCGATCTCGTCATCATCGACGAGTGTCACCTGGTGAGCCACAAGGACGAGGGCGGCTACCGCACGTTCCTCGCCGACCTTGCGCGGATTAACCCTGCGCTCCGCGTCGTCGGCCTCACCGCGACGCCGTATCGCCTTGGCCACGGCCTCATCACCGACGAGCCTGCGCTCTTCGCCGACCTCATCGAGCCGGTGAGCATCGAAGAGCTCGTGCACAAGCGCCATCTTGCTCCACTGCGCTCGAAGGTGACGCAGGCGAAGCTGAGCACCGATGGCGTGCACAAGCGCGGCGGCGAGTACATCGAGAGCGAGCTTCAGGCCGCCGTCGACACCGCCGACAAGAACGCCGCCGTCGTGCGCGAGGTGATTGCGCTCGCAGGTGACCGCCGCTCGTGGCTCTTCTTCTGCTGCGGCGTCGAGCACGCGAAGCACGTTTGCGACGCCCTACAGGCCGAAGGCGTGCCCGCTGCGTGCGTGACGGGCGAGACGCCGAAGACGGAGCGGCAACGCGTCCTCGCAGCGTTTAAGCAAGGCGAGCTGCGCGCAGTAACGTCGGTGAATACGATCACGACCGGGTTTGACGCCCCTAACGTTGACCTCATCGCCATGCTTCGACCGACGCTCTCGCCGAGCCTCTACGTGCAGATGGCGGGCCGCGGGCTGCGCCCGAAGGCGCACACCGACCACTGCCTCGTCCTCGACTTCGCGGGCGTCGTCGCCACGCACGGCCCCATCACCGCCGTGCAGCCGCCCGACAAGGCGGGCGAAGGCGATGGCGAAGCGCCGGTCAAAGTGTGCGACGAGTGTGGCGAACTCGTGCACCCGACGTGCCGCGTGTGCCCGTCGTGCGGCTTCGAGTTCCCGCCGCCGCCGGAGAAGACCTTCCGCCTACGCGGCGACGACATCATGGGCCGCGACGACTCCGATCTCCTCGTCACCGACTGGGAGTGGCGCCGCCACGTCAGCGCGTCGAACGGCCTCGAGATGCTCCGCGTCCGGTACTACGGCGCGATCTCCGACGCCCCCATCGACGAATACCTGACGGTGCGCCATCCTGGGTATCCAGGCGATAAGGCGTGCCGCACGCTCGCGAGCATCGCGCAGAGCGCAGGCGTCTCGCCAGGATGGGCGCTCGAAAGCGACCTGAACGCCATCGCCGCTGCGATGAATCAGGCGAAGCCGCCGCGGCTCGTCACGTTTCGCCGGAGGCCGGAGAATAAGCGGTTCGTCGACATGAAGAGGCGCGAATGGTGAAGCTTCGAACGATTCAGGAGTGGCGCACCGCCGTAGCGAACCCGCCGCGATGCTGCCTAGGCTGCACGCACTACCTCGCCGACGAATGGGCGCCGAACATCGAGTGCATCGTGCACAAGGCCGCCCCGCCGCGTCAGTGGGCAGAAGAGGAGAACACATGCGACGAGTGGCAAGAGCTTGCCCCATTCTGAGAGCCCCGCTTAACGCGCTGGAGCGCGTACCCACCGAGCACGAGGAGCAACGCAACCTCGTGCGTTGGTTCCGCCAGACGTACGGGCTCGTGACGAAGGGTGGCGTGCGCATCTTCGCCATCCCGAACGGCTCGCAGCGCAGCCGAACGACCGGCGCGAAGTTGAAGGCCGAAGGCGTCAGCGCCGGGGTGCCAGACCTCTTCGTGCCCGCGTGGGCGCTCTGGGTCGAGATGAAGCGCGCCGAGGGTGGGAGCGTCTCCGCCGAGCAGCGCGACTGGCACGCCTACTTGCGGTCCGTCGGGCACACGGTGCTCGTTTGCCGTGGGTTTTCCCACGCGCGCGAAGAAATCGAAGCCTTCGTGAAAAAGAGGTAGACGAAGGTTCTTTTCGCGTGTAGCGTCTCTCTTGTCGACGCGATTCGCGACGACGCCGCCGAATGGGCGGGGAACTGAAAGGACGAAGCGATGCACAAGGTTACTCTTCACCGCGATGGTTCGGTCACCTTCTGGTCCGTCATCTTCCAGACGTGGCGCAAGGCGAAGGCCAGCATCTCTGACGCGGAGTTCGCCGCGATGAGCGCCGACGATCGCAAGCGCGTTGTCCGCCACCTCGAGCGCAAGGCCGGTCGATGAGCCTCCTCGCCTTCGCCATCGCCGACCAACTCGCCGACGACGCCTGCGGCCCCGTCTGGGGCTCGCAGCTTCGCCGCGACACGAAGCGCGGGCGCATCGCCCGTGCGGCTCGCAGCGCCGCCGCCAGCGCGCTTATCCACCACCTGGGCGACGTTCCGCCGGGCGAGTGGCACTACGCCGCGCCGGGTTTCGAAGAGCGTCTCGCGGTGGCGCGTAGCGTCGCCGTCGAGGCGTTCGAGGCCGAGGTCGCTTACCTGAAGGAGCATGGGGCATGAAGACGATTGAGGAACTCGAAGCGGAGCTCGAGACGGTCACGCGCGAGCGCGATCTCTCCCTCTTCGCCTGGGAGTCCGCAGGCATGCAGGGCCGCACGGCGCAGAGCGCCATGCTCGAACTGGCGCGGCAGCTCGAAGAGGCCCGCGCCATCGTAGGATCGTGCTGGCTCACCTATTCCGAAGGCGAGCGCGACAAGGCACGAGCATGGGCGCACAAGTGTGAGCGCGAGCGCGACGAAGCGCGCGAAACCATCCTCGCCCTCACGACCGCCAAGGCCGAGGCAGACCTGGAGATCGCCATCCTCACCGCCGCGCTTGACGAGCGCGACCTTGAGGCCGAGCGCAGCCTTGAGCAGTACGACAGCCTCGTGCGCGAGCGCGACGAAGCGCGCGCCGAGGTGGAGCGGCTTACGCGCGAGCCTGCGGTTCACCCGTCGAATCTAACTGACGTGGTATCGCTTCTGGAAGACGAACGCGACGAGCTTCTCGTGCGCGTCGCCAACCAGGACGCGGAGCTTCGCGCGACGCGGGAAGCGTACCGCGACGCCTTCCGCCGTGGGGCGGAGGCGATGCGTGATGAGTGCATCGGAGCCGCGTGCGGGTTCTTTATGGGCACTCAGGGCTTCTGCAACGGAGACGAGGACGAGCTTGAGGCCGTGCTTGAAGCCCTGCCGATTCCGGAGGAGCCATGAGCCGCGTCTTCCTTGTGGAGTGGCTCGACGTGCGGGCGTACATCCGTGCAGTGTCAAGAGACAAGGCAAAGATGCGCGCCATGCGCTCAGCCAGAGAGGCTGGCATGTGGCATCCCGGACAGTCCCTCCGTGGCCTGCGCGTTGTCGAGGCCAGCTATGTTCCGCCCGATGTTGCTGTCATGGATGGAGAACGATGATGCTTGACCTCGACGAAATCGAGCGCCGCGCAAACGCGGCCACGCCTGGCCCTTGGTACGTTCACGAAAGCGACCGGCCTGGAGACTACTGGACCGTGAGCGCCGACGAAGATTCGCCGTTCGAGTGCGAAGTCTTCGACGATGGCAGCGCCGGTGGCGAATACGGGCCTTCGTGCAGCATCGCGGACCGCGACTTCCTCGTGGCCGCCCGCGCCGACGTGCCCGCGCTCATCGCCCGCGTGCGGGAGTTGGAGGCGGAGTGCGAGCGCATGAAGACATTCGCGGCGCAGAACTTCTCGCAGATGATCCGCCAGGAGGCCGAGCAGATGCGGGC